AAGAACTTCAACAATGACAGAGATACTAGCATTAGGTGGTGAAGACTCTCTTGGGACTCCTGCATTTGTACAGATTAATGGTAGTAATGCTGATGTAGATTTTATTGTACGAGGTTCAAATATTAATAATGTTATACGGGTAGATGCTGCAAATGATTCAATGGGCGTTGGTGCTGCTCCAACTGCTGCTTCTGCAATACTTGAATGTACATCAACGACTAAAGGATTGTTGCCTCCACGTATGACTACAACTCAGCAAAATGCTATAAGTTCACCTGCTGCTGGTTTAATGTTGTACAACACAACAACCAATAAGTTAATGGTATATAATGGCAGTGCCTGGACTGCTTTACATTAGGAGATAAAATGAACAAGAATGCTTTACGGCTAACCATTGCTATAGTTCGCAAGATGATGCCGATCATTATACAACTATTACGTACAGTAGAGAACGCTAAGTCTGAGCAATCGGATGGTGGTAACAAAATAACTAGTGCTGAGAAATGGGCGATTGCTGAAGAAGCAAGTTTCCAAATCTTACCAGCGTTGATTGAAACTATTTCAGATAGTCTGGAGTAATAGTGGACGAGACAACCCTGCTAGAATTGTTGGTAAATGGTTCACCGCTTGCCGCCTTTGCTGGGTATCTTGTATACCAGACTAAGGGATTGCAAAAGCGTATGGATACTTTGAATGACAAGGCTACCGAACGCGAAGATAATCTACGGTCACGCTATGATAAAGTCATTACAGATTTAACTACTGAGAAGAATGTATTACAACAACAACAACAATATGCCTTAGACCAATTGGAAAAGAAGGTTGACGCTCTGGTAACTTCGGTGGATAATATAAGTCAGGTAGTACAAGAACTACGGATGAAAGACATAGCAAGAAACGTAAGCGAAAGATGATCAAGGAATTGGTGGTGCTGGTGTTGATGTCAACTTTGCTATTGTTGCTAGTATTATGGAGTAAAGATGAGTAAAAAAGAACCACGTGATTATCAGACAGGATTAACTCACAAGCAATTGAAGTGTGCTCAATTGATTGCAGAAGGATTAAGCAGTGCCAAGGCAGCACAAGCAGTAGGTGTGCACGCTCAGACAGTACAGAACTGGAAAAAAATCCCCATATTCAAACGAGTTATGAATGAGTATAGACCTCCTGAACAGCACATCATTGCATTGCTACCAATGAGGGAACATACTCCTGAAGAGTTAGATAAGCGTTTGGCCCAGTTGGTATGTCCGGCAGTGGAGGCTATGGGTCATATATTGGGTAGTCCTAACAGTAATGATATGGCTAAGATACAGGCGAGTAAGTTTGTATTGAGTACACTGTATCAGCGTTGGGTGCATAGTCAGGATGTAGCGCCTGAACAACTGAAAGATTTGAAGGAAGCACTGAGAGTTATAAAGTAAAAAGACCGGTCAATCGACCGGCCTTATACTTACCCTCTTAAGTTATTATTTTTCCCTCAATAAAAGTCAAAGAGTTATTTCAATAGTAGTTGTTCTACCTCCTTTGATATAGTATATCGTTCGCGTAGTTTTTGTATAGTGTTAGTTGGTTTTTGTAACCAGTTTTTGCATAGTTCAAAGCGTTGGGTGTCAGGTAACAGCTCAGGCTTTTCTGGTTGTGGTGGTGGTATGGCTAAACTTTCCCAAGTTTGTTTTGGTTCTGGTTTCTTGGCGTAGATTGCTACTGAAGGCCCGTCCTCATACACGGGATCCTCATAAATAGGAGAAGTATAGTACTTCGGTTCAGGTTTAGACTCTGTATCACTATCGGGCAAGTCTTCGCCAGCATAGATATATAAACCTAGACCGTGACGTGCTATTGCTTTTACTGTGCATCTTTGTATCGCTTTATTGATGTCCATCATATTCGCTTTGTCGACTGGTATACATCTATTTTGGTGGTTCATAACTGGTAGGTATTCAATGTGTTCTATCCCATTGACCGTTACACCTACCTTAACCATAACCCCGTGGGTATCTTTAATATATGGTTGTCCATAAGTGTTTTCGTAAACCGTCCTTGTACTATCAGGATAGCGGGCAAGTAGTTGTTGCCACGCCCACGCCCAAGATAGATATGTAAACCTACCCTTCTTTTCTGTGTGTTGATTAACGTCTATTTTGTTTAGTTCTTTAAATGATGTAGTCATTGTTTTGTATCCTTCATGTGTTGTTCATAATCTAGTTCATTTTCAATTTGTTTTATCTGTTCTTCAGTGTATGGATATACACTTGGCTCTGGTTCTATCCTTGCCTCGTCTCGCTTGTACATTTCCCATTCTTCTTTTGTCCATAGCTTTGGATCTTTCATACTATAGTGTTGGTGTTCTTCCTGCAGGACATAGTAGTTATCCATTGCCTTGTAGTGCGCATCATAGGCAGCGTTGATCATCCACTCGTCAGGCTTTAGTTCTATCTCATAGACTAGCGGATCATTCTTATGTTTCCAGTGCTGAATTACAGCTGTTAGAATTATGCACTCCGCAGTTTCCTCTAGGCCCTCACTACCGAAATACTCTTGTCTAGATAGTATCCATTCGTGAGGGTAGTCACGTATAAGAGCCTCCTGTAGTAGAGACTCAAGATCCCATTTATCTTTAGACTCTCTAGTAATCCATAGGTCGATGGTAAAAATACCATCCTCCTTCAATTGTTCATGTATATGGCTATTCATTATCGCTCCTATTGTTGGTAGGCATAAGATGTCTGTGCATCTTACTTCGAAAATGATCTTGCAATAGTTGACTTGGTATCTTGAACGTACCGGTCTTATCCATCAGGACATACCGGTCAATGTTAGGATAGTACAATATGATGTACCGTCCATTGATAAGGCGCGTAGTAGTGACTACCGCATTGTCAGGGATAGGCCATAGTGCTATCCATTCTTCGCGGGTTAGTTGATGGCAGGTTAGTTTCTTAGTCACAAAAACCTCCCGCTATCTCAATAGATAATTGCATATCATCTTGTTCGTAAACTTCTTTTGCTGCTTCTATTGCTTCATCGAAGTAATCATATTTGATAGCCTCGTTGGGGTCTTCACTGTAGTGTATCCCTCTATTGTCTACTCGCGATACAAATTCGCGTGCTCCAGATACCCGTATGATAAAGGGCCCGTGGTTACGGTCTTCTTCGTAATATATTATAGTCATTGTTTTGTCCTTTTTTGAAATAGCGATTCCTTTTGTTCAGGCGTCGCGTTGGTTAGTACATTTAGCACCGTGCTAAATGGTTGTTTACCGGTACGGTTTTGTATCCGTTCCTGTAGTTCGTTATATTCGTTTGGTTTCATTGTTTGCTTGTGGGTTAGTGTTGGCAAGTCTGCTGCTGTTCTATGCCATTCCAATAATTCAATGCGCTCATCTTTCCGTGCTAACATTTCCCTATGACTAGCAAGTCGGGTTCCTGTAGCAGCGTTACGCTCTATGCTTCCTTCGCACCCACATATGCACATCCTTGTCACTACGTAGTACTCGCCGTGTTTATACCTTGGGTTCTGCTTTTCATCTAACCAGATAAAATGCATAGATGTATTGCAATACCCGTCACGTTCTATGCAATCTGGGCATAGCTGATAATCGTGCTCCGCTTCGTGAGTAAATCCTAAGCCTAGAGTCTTTACGCGTTGTTTTACAACGGACATTATCTCACCAAGCGCCGGTGGAAATTGACTAGGCTGTTGTATCAAATGATCTATTGCTTCAGTCAATGCACGGTCTGGACTATTGTATAGTGCTTTGATCCATGTCGTTCTTGCTCGTTGCATAAACTCGTCATTACGATTCCAAGCTACCGTAATGCGGGATAGATTATAGGTTATGTTTTCAATCCGGCGTACATTCAATTCCTCTATGCTTATTCCCAATAGAGTATGGGCGTAATAAACTTTATCGTGGTATTCCATTATATTAAGTTTCCTTTATCATCATACTCTTGTGGTACGATTTGTTGCTGGTTAGTGTTGGGTTGTTTCTTAGTTGGCTTTTGTTTCCAAGTCTTTGCTTTGATAAGATTTTCCTCATAGGCTCCTGAGTTGAGCAATGAATATAGTTGTACGTTGCCAGTGTTGCGTCTCCACTCAGCACGGCCACAGGTAACAGCATAGAATACCCAGTCTATAATGAGCAGAACATCCTCTATTTTGCATTGCCGTGCGCATCTAGCACTTACACCTAGGTCACGTGCTAGTAATGTCTCAGGGTGTGGATACTCACATTCTGTAGATACCTGTATATAATGAGATAGTATCTCCTTTGCTTTGCTTGACTTCTTAATGTATGCATATAGTTCTTCTGAAGTACTATCCTCAGCCTTATAAACAACAACACCAATATTTATAATTCTATTATGTTTATAGGCCATCGATACCTCCCGTCCTTCGTGGTCTGTTGAAATAGTTTGCTTGAAACTTGATTGATTCTTGATCGATTCTAAATTTTGGGTGTCGGTATTCACGGGGTTATCAGGAAAATCTTGCATGAGTTTTGCATGAGTTTTGGTTGAAACTTCTATATCGCCCGTGTTATCTAGCCATTGTTGCATTGCTATACATAGCGTACGAGTCTTATGATAAGACCATCCCCACTTGCTAGCGAGTTGTCTTTGAGGTGGTACCCTATTCAATGAATTAAGTTTCATCCATTCGAAGCTGGCCTCGATATAAGAGTAAGGTTGCCCGGTTGGTTCCAGATAGAATGGAACCATAACATATATACGCTTGCCGTTCTTGATCGATCGTGCTATTGTTTTTGTAGTCATAGTTATATCCTTCTATGATGTCTAGGTTAGTGTATATTCGGGACGGGGTTCAGTTGTTGGGGCCCCGTCCTTTTATTTATATCCATACTATTTCCTTATCCCATAACAACAGCAACATTGTTTGTATGTGTTTACAAGTTCCTACTTCGGAGTATTTGTACGCTGGACAAGAACAGGTTGCTGTCTTCTCGGTTACCAATTGAGTATAGGTGTCGGTGGGTGTCTTCATTACTCCAGTTATAGCCGTGCGTGTTGCACTTCGTGACCATTCCCGTTTAGCTGTGCCGTCTACATAGGACCGGTATAGTTCCTTGGTTGCTTGCCCTTTGCTGTTAGCGCAACGCTCATTGAAATACTGATAATGCTGAATAATAATTGGTAGCATATTGCTATTCACTTTGATCATTGTCGCTCGCCTTGCTTGTGTCCTCTGGTATGTCTATACTATCGACAACACCAACACAATCGTTAGTATTAACGTAACCTATGCCGTGTTCGTATTCCAATTGGACTACGTAATTACGACAACATTCTGCAATTGTCTGTGACTTGCTCACCTCCAAGGAGGAAGATACACGGTCTAACCGTGCATCCAACTCCAGAGATAAGCGAGTACTGCGCACTATGGACTGTCCTTGTCCGTGCGCTTTATATCCTGTACTTCTTCGCTTCATTGGCACATCTCCTTTATACTGGCTATTGCTTTATCTATCTTGGTGGTATCAAGAGGATTAAAACCTCCTTCATTGGTATCATACACGGCCCGAGCCTCAAGTAGTGCATCATAACAGTTAGTCACTAGCTCCTTGAATTCCTTCTTAGGAATCAAGACACCGTTTACGCTCCAGTATTTAAAGCGGAGTCTCTTTTGCTTGGGTTCAGTTATGCGAAAGGTCTGTAATTTATCTAGGTATTTCATTTTAAATCCTTGTATCTGAGCGCCTCGTATAGGGCGTTGATCTTTGTTTCTAGCCGGTCTATTCTTTGTTGGGTTGCTTGATTGCATCGTGCATCGTGCAATTGCAGGTCAGTTTTATCTATTGCGTCCTCTATCTGGGCGCGGGTTAGGTGTGAGTATTTCATTGTATTATCCTTGGGTTATTGGTTATTGGTTAGGTCCTATGTACCACAGGAGTCTTTGAAGTTGGGTATCATCTGATAGACATGGCGCGCGGTCTAGTCCGTCATCTGATAAGGCTTGTCTTATTTCATAGGAGTCAATAGTTACAGTGTTACCCAATAAAGTATCGATGAGGTGACTTGAAATAGAATACCTTCGTCCTATCCATTGGAGCCATGTGACCTCGTCATCTGTTAGTCTGTAGTGTATAGTTGACTCTGTTATTGATTCGAATTGTTCTATGTCTAGTTGCTCTAGTTGTTCGCTGGTATACATTGGTTATCCTTGGGTAATGTGTATGATGTAGATTGATAGTAAGTAGATAGCTGTGAGGGCTGCGAATATATTGCAACACTCGATAAGAAATTTAAGCTTAGTCATTATGCCTCCTCGCTTTCATCTTCTTCGTACTCGTCTCTTAGTTCAGCTATCATTTCTTCGCCTAGAATATAGGCAAACATATTTGCCACCTTTTCCGGACGTGATAGGTCGGTGTATAGTTCACCGAAGTTGTCTAGCTCGTACTGTTTAATGATACCTATCACTTCAAAGGTATTGCCTTTAAGCCATTCTACAGCGTTATAGTGGCCTATGATATAGTGGGTGGCATTGAATAGGTTATGGTGTAAGTCCTCATCGAATAGGTCAATAGTTTCCTCTATATCGTCGAGGATGTGTTGTTTTATTTCAGCTTTATATTGGTTCATAGTCATAGTCATTTTATTATCCTTTGTTAGTTGTTATGAGTAGTTGGTAGCGTTCACCGTGCAATTGAGATCCACAGCATCGGCAAGAATGAATTGAGAAGTCGTCTATTTTATCGCCGGGTGTTATCCAGCTGTTAGGGTGTTCGTCTAGTAGTTCGTTCATAGCCTTCTCTATATCTGCTATCCTTTGTTCGCTGTCCTCTTCGGAATAGTAGTAGTCGAATGATGATAGGTCGCCTGTTGAATAGATGTGGCAGTCGTAACACACTGGTATTATTGTTTGTTGCATTGTATTATCCTTGTTGTTGCTTGTTGAAAGATGCTACAGCGCGGCTCATTCTTGACTTGCTGTATCTGTTTTGTTTTTGTAGTCTTGCGATGAAGTTGAGTAGTTTGTCTTGATCTTCTGAGGTGTCTGCGTTTGTGAGATTGTCTAGTCGCCAGATTTCAAGGTCTGCGCGTTCTATGTAGTAAAGGTTGGTGTCAATGCGATGTTGTAGTTGTGTAAGCAAGGTCTTGAGACGATTGTGAGCCTCAAGATAATCAGGAGTAAACATATAGTATCCTTATTGGTTGTTGTTGGTTGTTGTTAGTAGTGTATACAATACCTAACCATATTTAATCAGGTGTCGAGTAATTATTTTAATTTTTTTCATATCAACACCAGCAAGATAATAATCAAGCGTAGAGAGGACGGGGATAGTATGAGCATACAACATTATCAATTATATTTTCAACAATCAAACAAACCTACATCAACTGTAAACAATCACACCAAAGCAGAGCAGACAACAATCAAGATATGATAGGGATATATCAATGAGGATAGGAAGGGATATGTCTAGGGATACGACACCACGGGGAGAATATATTTGTAGGGGATGAGTTATTCACAGGTTGTCCACAACTTATTCACAACTTATTCACAGGTTATTCACAGGTTATTCACAGGCCCCTCGCAGGGTCTAGGGGGTGCCTCCCCCCAATGTTGCTTTTTACCTACGCAGTAGTACCCCCAAAAAATTCCCAGAAAAATTTGCTAAGGCTGCTATAAAATGTGATAGCGTAGTTATAACTAGTAAGCGGGTTTAGTTATGAATGATAAGAAGTTGATTGATTTGTATATGGATGAGTTGGTGCTATTATGCGGTTCTCACCGAGATTATCACATATACGTGTATAATAAAGTTAAGTATGCTAACAGTGTACCTCATTGGATAAAGGGCAAGGTGTTTGACTTAGGGTTGGTGGTTGCGCATTGTGAGCATCATAGAGGTAATATAAGTGATACACAGCGTTTGGTGGTGGAAGAGATACCGAGGCAGGGAAGAAGGAAGGCCAGGTATTTAAAGAGTTACCATTGGTTTGAGAAGCATCAGTTAACAGGGGTTAGTTCTATATCTTGGTTTGTGGGAGAAGAAGATGTTGGAGATAATGGGCCAGAAGAAGATACCATCGAAAAAGAATAATATGGGTATCCGTCATAACCGTATGTACAAGCCTAAAGAGTTACAGGTGTTTGAGGATTATGTTGCTTGGTTGGCCAATCAGAGTATGGCTAGGTGTGGCTGGGTAACGACGGAGGAGCCTGTAAGTATGACGGTGGAGGTGGTGTTTGGTGATAAGAGAAGAAGGGATATACAGAATTGTTTTGGGAGTGTATGTGATGCGCTTAATGGTATAGTGTACAAGGATGATAGTCAGATACAGTTTATTGCTGGTCGTAAAAGTTACAAGAAGGGTTTGTGGGGATTTAAGATAAATGTTGCTTTATACAATCCTCCTGAGCCTGAAGAAGAATGGATATAGGAGTTAGTATGCAGATTAAGATATATGGTTCAGTTGAGCCACCGTTGTTAAAGAAGGTTCGTGATGCTGGTTTTGTTACGTTTACAGGTGACAGAGATTATGATTTAAATATAATAGCGTTGCGTAGTACGAGTACAGAGGCGAATAGTTTTGATGACAGGATTTACTGTATTCATAAGGAAGATGGTAGATGGATAGAATACAACTTTCCTTGCACGACAGATCCGGGCCAGTATCATTTAAATAAGCCAAGTAGGGTACAGGGTACTGCTATATTGGTGCATCCTCAGCAGTGTAGAGGAGTGTACAAGTTAGATTTACATAGAGGCAAGTATCTAGCCCTTTGCCAGCGAAACGGTAAAGTAAAGGTGTGGCGGGATAATAATAAAGATACAGTGCTTGATATGGATGGTACAGAGTATGAGGGGTATTTTGGGATAAACATACACCGTGCTAATGGAAGCAGGAAGATAGACAAAGTAGAACGGTATAGTGCTGGTTGTACAGTATTTCAGGATCCGTATGACTTTGACCAGTTTATTGATTTGTGTCAGGATCAAAGGCGGGTCAATGGTTGGGATACATTTACGTATACTATCTTGCTAGGCGATGTATGATTGAAAAGTTACCAAAGAAGATACGTGTTGAGTTAGAGCCTGTATTAAATGATCCGGTTAAGTTCATACAGTTGTTGAAGATACAAGACAAGTATTCTGGTAAGTTAGTAAACTTTACACCCAATAATGAACAGATAGCGTTGTTGGGCAAGTTAAAGAAACATAAGAAGGTTATTATACTTAAGCCAAGACAGATTGGTATAAGTACCGTGCTTAGGGCGTATGCGCTATGGAGTACGTATCAGACCAAAGACCCTTTAAAGTTTGGTGTAATTAGTTTCCACGAAAGATCAGCAAAGCATCTACGAAAGATGGACAGTATGATGCACAACTCGCTGCCCAATATATTGCGTAAGAGTCTAAGCATAGACAATAGTACTACACTGGAATTTTCAGAGACCGGCGCACAGCTTTGCTCATTTACTGCCGGAAGTAAGGGTGGTACCAGATCGTTTACTTTGTCTTCAGTTCATTTGTCGGAGTTTGCATTTTATGATGACGGGGAAGAGATGTTGGCGCAGGTTATCGCCACGATTGGCGAAGGCCAGATTATTATTGAAAGTACTCCTAATAAGCCCGGTGATGTCTTTCATCGCCTTATTATGGGTGCTCCTGAGAATGGCTGGCATCTGATCAGTTACTGGTGGCACGATCACGAGAAGTATAGATTACCAGCACCAAAAGACTTTGAACCAACCGAAGAAGAAAAGTATTTGATACGTTCTTATGGTTGTTCATATGACCAGTTAAACTGGAGAAGACAACAAATAGCCACCATCGGATTGGAAAAGTTTCGTAGAGAATATCCGGGCTGCCTAGATGATGCGTTTCATTTTGCTGCTTCTACTTATTTTACCTTAGATGATATACGTGAGATAGAGGGGATACACTTTGATGGAAACGAAAGATTGTACGAAGAGCCCCGCGACGACGACGTTTACGCAATCGGTGTTGATGTTGCTGCTGGTGTTGGTGGTGATTACTCTACTATATCTGTTATTTCTATGGCTACACTACAGCCTATTTATCACTATCGTAATAATCTAATTAGTCCTTCTGGGTTTGCTGATGTTGTTTTAAAGATAGCACAATGGTTTAATGATGCCCGTGTCTTGTGTGAAAGCAATAACCACGGTCACGTTGTCTTATATCGGTTAAGACATATGGGATATAAGAACTTATGGCTAGACCACAATATGAAAGATTGGACAACAACAACAAAATCAAAACTTGATGCTTATGAAACTTTGCGCGAGTATGTAACACAAGGAATGATAATGAAGATGGACATACAAGTGCTTGCTGAACTAAGAGCATTGGTTGTTACTAAGATATGTCCAGAAGCCCCAAGAGGTATGCACGATGACTTGGCTATGTCTCTTGCGTTAGCCTATCGCTGCCTACGTGATATACCTAGGCGCAAATTAACTTTGGCTAGACGTAACTTAATGGATGTGCTAATTTCTGAATCAAGAGCGAAGAAGATTAAAGATCAACCTATACCTTGGAAGAAAAACGTATGAAGCCACGTATCGTTGAAATGTATTACCGCAATCATTCTAAGTATTGGGATGAGGCAAGATCAGAACTTAGACAATTACGCGCCGCATATATGACACGGTATTGGAATAAACTAGAAGCACCACAACAGGTAGTTATCGAAACGTCCCGTGCTTACGAGTTTGTAGAGGGATACATCGCTTCGTTGTTTGCCCGCTCCCCTTCCGTTGTAGTACAGAGTGATGTGCGTGGTGAAGGTAATGCTCAAATCGTTCAGACACTGTGCAATAACTTTATGGATAACATACGGACACAGTTAGAAGATGCTTCTCGTTTAGCACTTATCTACCCCAATGCTTATTTAAAGTTAATACCCAATGATCACCCAGACCCATTTCAAAGAGTTACCATATGCGCCGTAGCCCCTTGGGATATAATTGTTGATACAGATGCAACAGGATGGAGAGATCAAAAGTTTATTGGACATCGTTATTATTTGACGCTTAAAGAAGCCAGAGATAAATATGGGCCGAAGAAATTTAGTGCTCATCCGCTTATACGCTTTCTTGATAGAATAGATGAAGATGATGGTTACAACAAACAAGGTCTAGAAGATAGTGAACCGGAGTTTCAATACGTTGAGATTATAGAGTTCTATGACCTAGTGAATGACAAGATGATGGTCTGGTCGCCTGACTACCAAGATGGAGATAAATACTTGTATGATGGTATTTTGGTGCCGGAAGGAACAGACGAAATAAAAGAAGTTAAGTATAGTGAGATACCATTTAAAGATGCATCGGGGCATCCGATAAGCCCCATTATACCGTTGTATTACAGTAGGCAGCCGGATGTGCCTATGCGTGGTTATTCCGCTTTACGTAGAGTATACGATCAAGTTCAGGAAGTGAACATACTACGTACCTATCAGGCTTCGATGGTTCGTAGAGCTGCGAGACAGTGGGTGGTAGAGGCTGGTGTTTTTGATGCGGAGGCAATGTCAAAATTATCTCAAGGGGTAGATGGGGAGTTTATCGAGGTAGAACTAAGCCAAGGACAGACTTTATCAGGGTCTATATCTCCCGTGCCACATACTCCAGTGCCTGCCGAACTTGAACGTTATGTGCAGCAGGTTCAAC